TGTTGGTGTCGAGTTTTATCTCAAGCGGATTCACGCTGGCCACGGTGCCGACCTGCATTTCCGTGGGCTGCGTGGCCTTCTGCGTCTGCTGTATCATCTGCTGTATGACTTCTTTGAGTTCCATGTTTACAGCTCCATTGTCTCGAATTCCATCGTGTGCGTGTCGTTCTCCCAGGTGTGCGTGACCTTCTCGAGCAGCACATACTGGTCGAGGTCGATGTCGCCCATGTCAGGCACATACATCCGCACGAGCTGGCCCGCACGAAGGCCGGGCACGCCAAGGCTCTCGACCTTGAGCGTACGCAAGCGGGCGTTGTAGTAGCTGAGCATTTCCACCGCCTGCGCCGTCGCCTGCGCGTCGTTGACCGCGCCGTCGATGGACTGGTATATCTGCAACAGACCCCACCGGGCGATGTTCGCGCTGTCCTGCGCGATGAAGATCTCCTTCTTGCCCGTCTGCTCGTTTGGGCGTGACAACTTGACCGAGTTATACGTCTGCTGGTCGATGTCGGTCTTGTACGAGTAGTCCGTGAGCAGCGAGCGCTCGCCGATGATGGTGTCGGAGATCATGTTCGCGGGCTCCTGGAGGGCTATGCCGTTGCCGTCGTCGTACATGACGTACATCGTGCCGGTGTTGAGGAGCGTCTGCTGGATAGCCGCCTCCGCAATGTCGAAACAGGTCTGGTCCTGCTCGATGAGCGACGGGAGCTTGTACCCGGTGTCGGCGATGGCTCCGACGTCTATCTGCATGTCCGCCGCCATCTGCTTGAGGATGTCCCCGGCGGTCATGTCGTAAAACGCATAAGAGGCCGAGTTTTTAAAATACCGCAGGCGGTCGTAGCACACCACGTCGATGACGCCCCAGCGGTCCTTTGTCTTGGTGAACACCCAGCCGTAGAACTGCAGCTGCCCGTCAACAGTGAAGCGGACGATATCGCCCTCCACGAAGGAGAGGTCTCCCGCTTTGTTTACTGTGAATTTGAAGGTGCCGGGGGAGCCTGTGCGGTTGGTCGTCCAGCTTGCGGTCTGCGTGCAGTTGGCGACGTCCCAAATCTTGCCCGTGCGCTTCTCCTGTATCAGCAGTTGACCGTTCACGTGCTGCTCACCACCTGCAGGGCGCTGGACTCTACCCAGCCGAGCGCGGTGCCGTCCTCCGCGGTGATATACACGGAGTAGGGCTGTGAGTTGTTGATGCGCACGACGTCGACGCGCTGCCCGGAGATGGGATAGCTCACGCCGCCCCCGTCGCTCGTCTGGTAGCAGGTGCCGTTGGCCAGCGCAAGCGCGCCGACGTAGAGCTGCCCTTGTGGGATGTCCCGAGACGGGCTCACAACAAGCATTGTCGCCGTCGTGGTACTGGTCGCGGTTGACGTGGCCCCAGTGGCCCGCGC